TGCAAGTGCAGAGCAACGACAAGATATGGAAAAAGATGCTCTTAAAAAATTCAAAAAACAACAAAATATTATATTTAGAATTAATCAGGCAAACGAAATAGTTAAAACTTTAATGACAACCCATAAAACTGTTGCAGAAATTATGCTTTTAAGTGAAAAATTAAAAGCAGAAGCAGCAGCAGTTTCTGTTACAAACCCTATTAAATCTGCAGCTATGTTAGCAGCAGCTAAAGGATTAAGAGGGTTGGGTATATCAACTAGAGCAATAGGTGCAGCACAAGCAGGTATTATAGCAGGACAACAACCACCAGCATTTGCTCGTGGTGGTTCATTTATAACTGGTGGACAGCAAATGATTATGGTTGGAGATAATCCAGGTGGTAGAGAACGAGTAGATATTACTCCATTATCTAGTCCAGACTTTGGTGATGCAGGTGGTAGTGGCTCTATTAATGTAAACATTATGGGTAATGTTATTGGCACACAAGAATTTGTAAGAGATAACTTATTACCAGAGATTGAAAACACAATCAAACGAAATCTTGCGTAATGGCTTTATCAGGTAATAGTGATTACAATGGTGCTTTAAGTGCAAGTATCAAAGAAGAATGGATTTTTGAATTACGAAATAATACTTATAGTTCAGGATCTGCTGCAACAGAATATATAAGACTAGGTACTGCAGAAGTTGGAAGTAGTTCAACTATATATCATTCATTTATAACTAATATTCCATCTATAAGAGAATCTATTGATTTGTCAAAATCTACTGCTTCAGTAGGAAATATTAGTTTGACTTGTGTTAATGGTGCTTTGGCAAATCACAGCAACGCTACACTAGCAGCAGAAATATATGGTGGCACAAGAAGATATATAAACCACGATGTTATAGTGCATTCCAGAGTTGGTGGATATACAGAACAAATATTTAAAGGAAGATTAAAAGATGTTAATATAAATGGAGTTGATACTCTTTCTATGACAATAGCTGTTTACAATCCTATAGAAAATATTAGCATATTACAACATCAGTCTAAAATAGGTAATTTTTTTCCTGTATTTTATGGTACAGGAACACCAGAAACATCAACAGTTTCTAGTCCTGATTTTGTAGATGCTGCAAGAGTATTCCCTGTACAAGTAGATAGTTTAAATAATGATGTATTTAATTGTTTAGCTCACAAAGCTGTTGATGACGGTAGATTACATTATCCAGTAAAAGATATGTATGATTCTACAAATTTTCCTATTTTTGTTCCCTTAGATGATGTTCAAAACGATTCTGACGATAGCTATGAAGGAGCAGATGACGATGTAAACAAAAATGTATTGTTTACAGATTTAGATTTAGAAAGAAGTTATAAAATTCGTCCACAAACTGTGACTAATCCAAGTAGTGTTACTGGACTTACAATATCAAACGCAGGAAATGCTTACGATTCTACTGGTGCAGGAACAGTTGCTACTTTTGCCTTTAGCTCAGATGCTACTATTTCTCCTGGTGGTACTTATATAATGACTGATTTTCCAAAAGAGGATCACGAAGTAACAGAATTAAATTTTCATTTTACACATCAAACAGCAAGTTTTTCTGACACTAATGGAAGTTTAACTGTTACCCTAAGAGTGTTAGCATATTGGAACGATTCTTCTAGTTCTGTAGATATTACAAGAACTGCTAATGCTAGTTCTACTACTACGATACACGACTTATTAAATACAAGCACTTTTTCTAGTTCTTTAAAAACAATGCCAGACCAAATAAGATTGTTTGTGTCTTTCAATAATCAACCACAAGATGCAGGAAATGGTACAGCGAATACTGCAACTGTAACTGTGAAAGATATGTTTTTAGAAGTAACTACTAAGATTACTCAACCAACAGCATCAGATGCTACTGCTGATAAATTATCAAAAAATAGTGCAGTTACAAGTGTAAAAAAATTATATACAGGAGCAGATGGATTAACTAAATCTTGGAGTACAAGTACGGTAATCACAGATATTTTTAATATGCACAGAGATTTATTGTATAGATTTGCAGGAGTAACTGGTACACCAGTAGTAAATAACGGTAAAAGTTTATCAGACTTAGAAACAGACAGAACAAATTGGTTTTGCAAATATTATACAAACAAACAAATAGAATTAAAAAAACTGCTAGAACAAGTTCAATTTGAAGGTGCGTTTATACATCGTTTTCGTCCAGCAGACCAATCTTCGCAATATATTTATATTGATGATACTATGACCAGTTTGCACACTATAAGCAAAGATGATATAAGAGGTATGAAAATATCCATTACGCCAATAGAATCTTTAATAACTAAAAGAGAAATAAAATACGAAGTAAATCCTATCAACGATAAAACATTTTTGACGCAAACTTGCGAAGATACTACAAACGATCCACGAGGTGATTATAATATAGCTACAAAAGAAAATGTAGAAACAACTGAATTAACTATATTGAGAAATAAGATAGGCGATGACAATATGGGAGCAACTACAACAATAAGTAGCGTTACAGTTCCACACAGAAGTAATGGCTTTGCTAATTATTATAATGCTATTCAAGGAAATCCAAAATTAATTATTAATACTGAAATTATAAATCCAGGTAGTTCTGGTGGAAGTTCATATTTTTATTTAATGGAAGTTGGAGATGTGTGTGCTTTTGACCATACAAATCAAGTTATAGCTCCTTTTGGAGAAAGTTTTAATGGAAAGCAATTTATAGTAACATCACTAACAAGAAGTCCAGGAAGTTTAAAAGTTGTTTTGAGAGAAATATAAAAAGAGGTAAATTAAATTATGGCATTAGCACGAGTTAGATTTAGAGTAGATACAACACCAG